TCTCGACCAGAGGCGACGGAACATCCACTCCTTATCAGATCATGGAGAACGTCACTGTGACGGATATGATGGTTGGGATCAGCCTAACGAACACTTGGAATGTGGACGTGATTTACCCGAATCTTTATCGGTGCAGCAACGGCATTGCGATGTTGGGGAATGCAAACGCGATTCACATTATCGGTGGCGAAATCAACGACATGACGAACGGAATCTACGCTGTGTCGAGAGACTTCGGTCTTAACATGGTCAGCATCAGCACCACGATTGAGCAGTGCGCGAGGGCTATCTACATGACTAACGCCACCGGCAACTTCAATATCCGGAACATCAATATCAAAGACTGCTACTTTGAGAATGATCCGGCTGTGATTTACATGGAGGGCAACGGGCGGAGCATCGAAGGCGTCAGCATCGAAGGGTGCATGTTCGGGTTTAACAACTTGACTAACATTTATCTGAACACTGTCACCTATCCAAGAATCGTTGGAAACGACTTCACGTATCCGGGTATTAACATCATAGCGGACGGGTCTAGCACTCAACTATACGAGCAGGGAAATGCTTACCAAGCGAACCAGTCTAACCAGCTAGCATCGGTAGTCAGTAGCTTAATGATCGGAACGAACATAGACTTGAAGGGCGGCAACTTATCCGTCTGGAACAGCAACCAAGTCAGCCGTCTAATCATCGGCACGAACTCTGCCGGGTTCAGCAACTCAAGGGACATGTTGGAAATATGGTCGCCCGGCAATGTTGAGCTTCTCGACTTCGACACCAACGGATGGCTTGAAGTGACCGGAACATTCTCGGTAACTGGCGGCATCACGAACACGGCAGGCACGGCTTCTCGGCTGGTGTTCACCGACGCGAACAAGAAGCTAATTTCAGCCACCGCGAGCGGAGCAGTTCCCGTGGATGCGGATGGTAGCGCAACGACGATCGCACAGGTCAATGCTCTGACGGGTAGCTTCATCCTCACCAATAACAACGCCACGGCGACCGTCATCAGCAACACGATGTCGTTCTCTGCCCTGTCATTCGTGTCCATATCCAACGCCACCGCTAGTCGCGTGGCCATGTTTGACACGCAGAAGCGCATGACGAACGCTGGCGCAGCCTCAGCAGCATCGCCACTGAACTCGGACGGTAGCGCAACTACCTTCGCGCAGATCAATGCCCTTGGACCGAGCATCTCCGGCATCTTCATTACGAATAATGGCAGCGGTTACACGAACTCGGGAAACATCCAAGCCGCGACGTTCAATGGGGCAATGACCATCACTTCGGAGAGTTACCCCACAAACTCCGGGGCGGCGGTTGCGCCGGACTTCACGAAGCGCTATCAGTCGTTCCAGACCAACGCGAGCTTCGTCTTCCTCGCACCGATCGGTGTGCAGGTGGCGGGAACAGCGGCACAGCCGAACACATTCTATGTGACGAACAGCGCGGCATCGCCAATCGTCGTATCGCCTCCGGCCAACGTGCGAACGAACGGCGGGACGTGGACCGTTCCGGCTGGTGGGTTGACGAAGTTCTTGTGGGAAGTCTATGGGCGCATGACAACAAATTGCACTAGCGTTCCGATCTTCTAAGATGAAAAATCTGAACCAACATGACAACCGAAGAAGCTGCGTCGGTGGTGGGTCAACGCATCTTGTGCCGACTGTCGGATTGGACGCAACGCGCAGAGATCATCGAGCAGCAGTATCTCCGGGAACGGCAAGGCATCCAGCAAACCGTAGTCATCGACACCGTATGCGCGGGCAAGATGATGCTGCTGATGCCGAAGGGCGGTTACTGGGACATTATGCTTGGCTGGCACAAGACGAAGGACGTGGAATTGATTTTGCGGCTCGGACCTGCTGTGTGGTGTTCCGAGGATCGGGTAGGGGAATACTTGGCGAGAAAGGGGATGACGTGATTGACGATGATGTTTTGAGGCAGATCGAATCGGAACTGAACCATCACCGGGGGCGCAGTTACACGATGACGATGCCCACGGAATGGGTGCAAGGGATGTTGGAAACAATCCGGGGAGGCAAGGGGCTCTTGAACGCGAACGGCTACGTTCCGCCAGCGACCAAGAAGATCATGCTGTCGGCGTGCCGCTTTTGTAGCTCCGCACCGACAGTCGCGGAGCGGGCCGGCTACATCTTCATTGAGTGTCTGCACTTGAACAACGAGGTCGGGACGTGCATCGGTGGCAAGACTCTGGACTTGGTGGCGAAGCAGTGGAACTTGATGCAGGAGTAAATGAGTGAGGACGATCAAATGGCTCAAGGCACTGGTGGCGGCAATCATCGGCGGGATAGCGAACGCCGGGCTGTCCGTGCTGACGATCAAAGGCGCGAACTCCACCGGGCTGATTCAGCCGTTGATGCCCGATTTGACGATGGAACAGCTTGGGTCAATCTGCCTGTCGGGTGGGTTAGTTGGGGCGTGCCTTTATCTGGTGCGCTCGCCATTGCCGCCGGACTCGACGGGCGAAACGGAAATGATCAAGCGCACCATTTATCAAAAGCTGCAAGACAGCCCAACACCAACAATCATCCAGCGGTTCAAGCGATGAAGGTAATCCTCGCAATCATTCAGCTGTTTGCGATTCCCGCCTTCGCTTCGGACGTTCAACTGGCGTGGGATTACCCGGCGAACACGGTTGCAAGCTTCACGCTCTACGGTCATACGAATGCGCTTTACGCCACCAATCTCGCCAAGGCGACGGTGCGGGTCGATGCCGGGACGAACAAGACGGCGCTGATCGAATTGATGCAGCCGAGTGGAATCTGGTATTTCGTTGTCACCGCAACTTACGGAGCGGAGAGCGATCCGAGCAACACGCTGATCGTTCAAGTTCCTCCGGCGCCGACTAATAACCGTGTCGTGGCGATCCAGTACGGAGTTACGATCACAAATTTCATTGATACCGGGTTCTTCCGGTTGAGGATACCAGCACCTTGACGGAGGATCATGAACCAGACACGTATTCAAGTTCTGACTGGCGGGCCAAGGCCGGGTTCAAACTTGTTGACGTTACAGTGCGGTGGGGTGGCAGGTGGATCGAATATCATTTTCGAAGGGGGCCCATCCCAAGGAAAAAACAAGCCTATCGCATTAGGCAAAAGAAACGCACAAAACCATGAGCAATGATCAGCAGTATCAGAAGAAGAACTCGATCGTCAAAGAGGCCATCGGGGTGTTCGGAAATCTTTCCGGGATGTTGAGCTTGGCGGTGTTAATTTGGCGCGGGGGAGCAATGGCGCAGGTCCAGCAGGATCACAGTAGAAGGCTCGAAACGATTGAAAAACATTCCGTAATGCAGATTACCGAGCACGTTGCCTTGGATAACGAGCGGGTGAACAATCTCAAAGAGCGGACGCGGGCTGTGGAAGCTGCCGTGCTCACGCTGCCTGAGATCAAGCAGGACGTGGCGATCATCAAAGTTCGGCTTACTGAGTTGATCGATCACGTGAACCGCGACTCAATGCGTCAGCAGACAACCAAGCAGTGAGAAAGTATCTCAAGCAAAGAATCAAGGCATTAGCAAACATGCTACGCCGAAACAGGAGACACGAACATGAACGACAAAATAAGTTGGTTGATCGACAGACTGAGCGAGAACAGCACCTGGCGCGGCATCATCGGCATCGTCACGGCGACGGGTGTCGTCCTGAAACCTGAGCAAGCCGACAAGATCATTGCGGCGGGAATGGCCATCGTCGCGGTGATTAATATCTTCCGAAAAGCGCCGCCTTCCGTGGCTGACCTGAAAGCGACCGATGCCAAGGTGGAAGCGACAACCGCGAAAGTCGAAGTCGTGGCGAACGCGGTCAAGACGGGTGACACTCAATTTTTAACAAAACCGGCGGAAGCGCCACAACCAAAAGAGACAAAACCATGAAGACCGTAGTTCTATCAATCGCCGTGCTCGCTGTCGCGCTGACCGGCTGCATCACCAAGCCGCCCGTAATCAATCCTGACGGCACGGTAACACCAGGCACGAAAACGCCGGACATCGCCCGCATCGCAGCCGTGACGGAGGAGGTCGTCCGAATCGGCACGGCTACAATCCTGATCGACCGTCCGGACCTGTTGCCGCATTTCCAGACGGCGCTGGCGGAGCTTACGTTGATCGAAAAGAGCAAGACCGTCACGCCGGCGCTGCTGATCGACATCCTGAACCAGTTGCCCGTAAAGCAGCTTCATGGGAACAATTCCGCCATGATCTTTGAAAGCGCGCGCGTCCTACTCATTGCGTCTGGCTGGTCGCAGATTGACATCACGCGCACGGCGCAGTTGCTACCGATCGTAACAGCCATGAAGCAAGGCTTGATTACGGCCGGAGTTGAACCACTCGGCCAGCCTGTTCCGGTTGACCCTCCTACTAGCGACATCACGATTGATCCAGCAGCGGTTATCGTAGTCGAAGAGCCACTTGACCCAACGATTCAATGAGCTGGCTAGGCGAATTGGTGCGCGGGCTGGCGTCGGCCGTCCTAGGATGGTGGCAGGGGCAGGCGGACAAGCCTGACGTGGTGAAACAGGCAGAGACGCCGCCGGAGAAGCTGAAAGACTTCCAAGACTCAATCGAGGAGTTCAAGGCGCGGAAAGATGCCGAAGAAAAGGCGAAAGGGGCAACTAAGTGAAAATAATAATGGCAGTGGTGGCGGTGGCGGTGGCGGTGGCGGCCCTGACGGGCTGCGCGACGAAGCGGGAGACGGTCGTAGTCAACGCAACTAGCGATATGGTGATTCTGATGTCGCCAACGACGGCTCACGTTGGCACGTGGCAACACGGCGCTTGGACTGACTCCGGGAAGATGGTCTTGCCGGCGGGCTGGATCGCTGGGCCGGAGCGGAAGAAGTGAAGAGCAGCCCGGGCGGGTTCTTGGTCGTCCCGCCCGGGCCTTACCGTCAGTCGTCGTCGCTGTCGTCCCCTCCTTTCGGTTCGCCGACGTAGTCCGATTTTGAAACGACCTTGATTGAGGCGGTTGCGTCCTTCGGCTTCTTGACGACAACCATGTCGTCAACTTCGTAGCTTCCAAGCTGACGGGCGTCCATGATGGCTAGCACGAGAGCTTTCTGAGTCTTCTCTTCAAGCCCGAACGCCATGCGCTGGTCGCGAGCTTTGCCGTATTCGATAACAGCCGCGTCAAGTTCCGGGTAAACCGGCTTCTCGACGCCTTCACCTACCATGCCTGGCAGTTCGATGACTTTGCGGATTGTTTCGCCTTCGGTGGCGTGCTCGGAAGCGGCGACGGACTGGAACACGGCGGGCGGAGTCGGCTCGTTGGCGGGCTTCGCTTTTTTACGTTTCGCTGGCATTGTTGTTTTCCTTTGGTTGTGCCGCCACTGGGCGGCGGTGAGCTTCGGTTACGGCATCGGCGCTACGGGCCGCGCTGGCGTGCTTGGGCGTGCGCCACTTCGACCACGGGCCAGGAGCGCCGGACATGGTGTGGACCTGCGTCCGGGTGGCGGTGGAGTAGCGGAACGTGGTCATATCGATTGCGGGTTTCATGCTTCAGAATCGGTTGCCGGTCGATGACGAAAATATAACCTTGTCTTCCCACCAGAGTTTCAGCCCGGGCGGCATGTTCGGCGACTCCGGGACAAGCAGAGCCTTGATGGCCGCAAGATTTGGCTCAAACTTCACCAATTCCGGGCGGGCAGCCGCCAATGCCCGAATGTCCGTAACCTCAACGCGCAACTCACGGCGCACCTGCTGTCCTTTGCTTTTGGACATGACCGGCGGCGGGGTAGCCAGCACGGCGGCAACCTGCTCGGCGGCGGCCGTCGCGGCTTGCCCTAACTGGATCGCCTTCACTTGTTGCTTCTCGGTGTTCGCTTTCTCGGCGGCAATCCTAGCCTTTTCTTCGAGCGCAGCCCGTTCGGCTTCCGCCTTGCGATAGGCAGCCTGCCGTTCCTCCTCCTCGCGGGCGACCCGGCGAGCTTCGGCTTGGGCGAACTGGACGGCCAACCGTTCAATCCGCTGCTGTTCGGCCACGAGCGGGGCGCAGTGGTCATCGGACAGCGCCTTGAGCAGCCGTTGCCCGTCCAGTAGCGGCTTGGTGAGCGTCTGGCGCATTGCCTCGACGGCTTTGACGTAGCCACGAATCTCGCGCACTACGACGCCGGCTGCGTCGTTCTGGGCGGCTGTGGCGACGGCGGTGATTGAAGCGCCGCGTAACGCGATCTCGTTCCGGGCTTCCTCGGCATCGGCGGTGACCGAGTAACCGACTGGCAGGTTGATCTTTTCTTTGATGAGTGAGGTCATTTTATTCCTTTTCTTCTTTGAGTTGTTCAATTTCCTTGCGGAGATCGGTAATCAATCCTTCCGCGTCGGACAGTTCGTTTTTTACTTCGCAGACCGGGCAGTCCGTCCGGTCTTCAAAGCAGACTTCGTTGTGTCTGTGAGAGCAGAGTTGCATTTTTATTGGAGAGAGCACCGGGCGAAACGGCGTTACCGTTAAGGGGCTGTGGTGTTACTCCTCGCATCCTGTCGCAGCGAAGACTCTCATTAAATTACTGTTTTCCATGCCGTTCGCTGAACTTCGGTGCCATGTGCCCGTTCTCAAGCGTCTCGGCGATCCGGACCATGTCGCTTGTCCGGTTGTAAAGTTCGTTCGCGTCGAATGGAACACCCTCGGCAATCATGTAGTCAACGGCTTTGTTGAGGCACGCCCCGACCCGTGCGCCGTGGTGGACGCTCTGTGGTGGCCGCGCAACCGGAGGAGGCGCAGCGGGCCGCGCAGGGGCGGCTGCCGCCGGTTGCGGCGCTGGACGGGCTGGAGCAGGCGCAGGACGCGCTGGCGCTGCCTTGGCGGCTGCCGGTGGCGCTTCCACGCCCGGCTCGCCGACGTAAGTGACGGTTGCAGTGTCCTCCTTGCCTTTGCCGCCGCCGTCAAAGATTACCGAGAACGTCTCACCTTTGGCGTTCAAGAACGCGTCGCCGCAGGACGGGCATTCCAAACTGTAATTCCACTCGACGCCGTCGATCTCCAAAACCACGTAATCTGGCTTCGGAGCGTTTGGTTTGCTGAACTTGGATTGCAGCACGTCACTTTTGACAGTGACGCGAACCGGGCCTAGCTGCCGGGCTGCCGAATGGTACAAAGTTTTGGCCATGATGTTTGATCTCCTATGTGTTGAATCGCGCACCGCCCCGGCAGCGTAGCCACGCAGCGGAAAGCTCCGCTGCCGCGCCGGGACGGGCGCTTGATTGTTTTCTGCGGGTGACTGTCATTGGTGAGGGGGCTAACCCTCGAACGACTGAAGTAAAGCGCAACACTTGGAGAAATGCAAGCCTTTTGATTGCTTTCGCTTTCCGCATTACTACGGATGACTGTATCCGTATTACTTCGTAAAAATAAATGTTGCATTGCTACAGTGTTACGCTTAATCTTCAAACATGCAAAGTGAAACATGCATCGCAAACGAAACCAAATCTGCCGCTTCCTGCGCCAGCGTCCCGGTCGCGTCCTCCGCGCCGGAGTTTCACCGCGAGGCGCGGGGGGGCGGCTTCTTTCAATAAAAGTATGTCACTCCTAAAATGTCCCGATTGTGGAAAATTAGTAAGTTCTACGTTTCCATTCCACGAATGCAACTCTGGCGAAATTACAATTTCAAAACTTGATCGCGAAGAGCGTTGCGGAGACTGGCACGACAAGCCGGTGCGTTACGCGGTGAATGGCCCGCGTAGCGAGTGTCAGAAGTTCAGCACCAAAAAGGATGCACAGAAATATGCTTCGGTTCGCCGCCGTCACTCAGACCAGCTTCTCGCGATCAAAGCATACCTAGCCGCCTGACCCCGCCTTCGCCCCTTGCCTCCGGGCATCGGGCGACGGCAGCGCCAGTAACGCTGCGAGAACAAAAGTGAAACTTGTTATGAAGTGCATTGAAAAACTAAGAGCCGACCTTGCCGCCATCGGCGCAACACTAGACGAGGGCGATGGCTACGTGCTCAACTGCGACGCCCCGAGCGGTTACGTTTGGGCAGCTACCGGCTGCACGGCCATCCCGATTCAAGTCCGCAACAACGGCGGGCAGTCATGGGTAGCGCAAGCCATCGCCGACGAGCGCAAGGACCGGCTAGCGATGGGACTGGAGAAAGTGACCGACCCGAAAGAACTAGCAGGCCATCGGTGGGAGCTTGGCGACGACACATGGGGCGCACCGGCTGACGCGCCGGACAAAGTTGAGTGGCGGAACGGAAGCGAGGTGGCAAAGTGAGCGCCTCGACTCTCAACCTAGAATGTCCGCACTGCGGGAAGCCAATGGACGTCGAGCAAACCAAGTTCCGTCGCAGCGTCCGTGCGACCTGCCAGCACTGGGACTGCCGCTTCGAGGGCTGGACGGCCCGGAGCGCGGAGGAACTGGTTGAACTTCACGCGGACGAACTCGCAAAGGAGGTCTCATGATCGCTCTGAATATCTGCCTCTGGACGTGCCTTGCTTTCCTGATCGCTTTGCTACCGGAGGACTCACGATGAAACGATCACTGACAACCGTCCGCCGAATCCGACGCGAAGGCGAGCACCTGTATAATTGTTTCGATGACGCTGAAGTCCGAAAGCAAGGTTGGAAGATGATGCAAATGGCGAAGCGCATCGCGGCCCGGCTCGGTTACCCAAACGCATTCACGCCATGAAAATAACTCTTGACTGCAAACAATGCGGACATGAAATGGAGTTCCTTGTAACGTCATTCGGGGAACGGGCGCAGCTGTCCGGCCCACCCGAGAACTGCAACCCGGGCTCGGGTCCGGAGTGGGACGGGCCGCAGGAATGCCCGCAGTGCGGCGGAACGGTGGACGAGGACTCGGTCGCGGACGCCATCTACGAGGAAATGGACAGCCAACGGAATGACGGTGGCGATGACCGGGAGGATGATGATGAAGACCGCTGAAGAACGGCTCGAGGTCGAGCAAAACCGGGCGGAATATCGAAGGTTGGAAGCTCGCAGAATCACCGAGGAATGGCTTCACTCAGAGAAAGGTGCGGCATGGTTCAATGCTCAAACTTGGACGCAACGATTACCGCTGGTGCGCGTCATGAAGCTTGGCTTGCAACCGGGCTTCTGCGGTTTAGCTGGCGTCATGCTCTACAACGTCGTTGGCGGCGCTTACGCGATGCACAGCACGGTAACGATTGCTTCACTGATGGCTGCTGGTTACCGCGTGGAGGTTGTAAGTGAATCTTAGGCCGCATCAAGTCGCGCCGGTTGATTGGCTATCGCGCCGCAAGCTTGGCTTGGTTGTCTCTCCAGCCGGCAGCGGCAAGACCGTAATCGCAGCTGCGGCGTTGGCGACCGTGCTCGAATCCAGGCGGCGCACCAATCACGTTCGCGTCGGCTGGATGGCGAACACGCTTGAACAATGCTCGCAGGCTCGTGCCGCGCTGTCGAAATTTCAAGCGATAAATGATCACGCTTACGTGCGCGTGGCGTGCGCGGCGGCGCAAACGGACTGGAGCGATTGCGCTTTGCTGATAGTTGATGAGGCGCATCACGCATCTGCGGACGGCTGGCGGTCGCAGATTGAAACCTGCCATGGTGCGCGGTGGGGATTTACGGCAACACCGGACGGTGAAGGTAATGACGCGGAACTAAAAGCGATGGCGCTCCGCAGTTTGTTCGGCGAGGAACGATTCATCGTCGAACGCGCCGAAGTAGGCTCGCTGGTAACAAAGGCTGTCGTCGAACTCCACGAAGCCAGCGACCCCGGGCTTCGAGCCGCGATGGATGCCGAGATCGCCCGGGTTTACAACTACCGCGCCCGCTACTGGGGAGGCGACCCAGGCAAGCTCCGCGCAATGGTGAGCTGGCAGGTGCTAGTCGAGATGGGAATTGTCGGCAACCAAGCAAGGAACGCGCTGGCGTCGGATCTTGTGCTGCGTCACCGTGGCGAATCCGTTCTTGTGCTCGTGAATCAGGTTGAGCACGCGCAACAGTTCGCGGAGCGCGTCGGCGGGGTGGCGTGTCACTCCGGTATGGGAGCGAAGAATCGGCGTCACGCTTTGCACGACTTCAAGGAAGGAAAGATCAAGTGTATCGTGGCAACGTCACTAGCTGATGAGGGTCTTGATATACCTCGCGCCAGCGTGCTCGTGCTGGTAAGCGGTGGCAGATCAAAGGCAAAAGCGGAGCAGCGCACGGGCCGCGTGCTGCGCCAGTTCGCCGGCAAAGATCATGCGAAGATTTACGACTTCTCCGACAAGTTTCATCCTTTGATGGCGCGGCATTCCGAAGCTCGCCAAGCGGTGTATCGTGAACTCGGATACGAGATAACAATTCCATGAAAATAACACCGTCAGGATTCCAGTTCTGGGCCGTGTGCGCCGGGACTTCGTTCGCCGTGATCTTCGGATCAATACAGCTGACTCAATACCTCCTCGAAAGAAAAGTGGCTCGGGCGCTGTCGCTGGCGGCGGAGAGTTACGAGCAGGCAATGAAGTCTCATGCAGAGGAGTCGGAACGGCGAGCGACCGCAGCAGCCGAATCGCGGAAGCGGGCAGCGGACACATACGCCGAGTTCAGTCGCAAGTATGGCGAGAGCGAACGCGCCGACATGATGAAGCTGCGAAACAAGTCTGGCCGCGTGCTCAAGTCATGCCCCGCAGCTAAGACAAACGCCGTGAATATTCAACAATAAAAGCTTGAATTGTCGGAAAGCTTCAAGCAAGCTTCCGGCGTCGGGGAAACCTGACAGGCGATCAGTGAGATGACGCCAAGTAACGAAGCGCAGTTTGAACACAAAAACGAAATCTCAGGTCCGTAGCCGAAGCCGTCCTGCCAAAGTGCCGCTAGGCCGCTTCGACATCTCACCGGCAACGGCTGCGGACTTGAGAATTTGTTGATCGTCTTACATCTATGAAACTCACAGAACTATTCTCGGCAACCGGCGAGCCTTTCGTTTATTATCCTGGATTCGTGGCTCGATTCGGCATCTCCGTAAATTCAACCGTGCTTCTTTGTTACATCGCCTGGAAAACCTTTCCTGATGAAATTGACGGCTGGAAACCGATCAGTTCGGACGCGATAACCAAGTTTACTGGCCTGTCCGTCAAGGAGCAAACGACGGCAAGGCGGCAACTGGTGGCGGCTGGTTTGATTGAGGAATACTACGCCAGATTGAAGCATTCCCTGATGTTTAGACTCCTCAAAAAAGACGTAAATGAAGAATGGCCAAACGCCGAAAGGGAGGATGCCCAAACACCGAAAGGGAGTATGGCCATAGCACCAAAGGGAGTTTCGTCTATACAGGTAGAAGGGGATAAAAGGGGACTAGATAAAACAACCGAAGTTGAAAAACCGGAAGTGCTCGCGGAAGCGGTTTACGAAGCCTACCCTAGAAAAGTTTCCAGACCCAAAGCAGTTGCCGCCATAAATGCCGCTTCCGAAAGGTGCAAAATTGACCTCGCCTCGCTTTTGGAAAAGACCAAGCAACTTGCTGAGGTCTGGTCCGGGGCATCGAAGGATGATCTTTCCTTTTGCCCGCACCCGGCGACGTGGTTCAACCAAGAGCGATTCAATGACGACCCGGCGACGTGGCGCAGGCGAGCATTCAACGCGAACCAACCAGCCAGAAAATCAATCACCGAAGAAACGAAGTGGTAAAATGAAAACCAAAACTTGCGAATACTGCGGCGGCTCGTTCGGTTACTCGCCAAAGACTTTTGAGGGATCGAATAACCCGGAGATGTTCGCGCCTAAAAATTGCCCGCCGTGCAGTCGGTTACTTTCGGAGAAGCAAAAGTTCGATGATGACCTGAAGAAGAAAGCCGGCCGGGAATTGACGTGGCTTGCAATGTGCCCGCCGATTTACAGGAACACGGACGTGGCGCGATTACCAGAATCCGCTAAGAAAGTTTTGGGATGGAAACTGAATCCGAAAGGATTGATGATTGCCGGCGACACTGGAAAAGGAAAAACGCGGGCCGCATTTCTGGTCATGGAGAAGCTTCACCTTGAGGGATGCTCGATGGAGATATTCCACGGCAACGCATTCGCGCATCAGTGCGCTATCAATTTCGGGGAGATGAACGGCGAAAAGTGGATTGCGGAACTGGCGCGGCGGAAAGTTGTTTTTTTTGACGACCTTGGAAAGTTCAAAATGACGGAGCGAGTTGAGGCTGAGCTGTTCGGGCTGATCGAAATGCGGATTGCAAATTTGCTGCCGGTGATTGTGACAACGAATCTGAGCGGTGAAGATTTGAAATCAAAAATGACCAGCGACCGGGGCGAGCCGCTGGTGCGCCGGCTGCGAGAGTTTTGCGAAGTGGTTTTGTTCTCATGAATCCACAAACCAGAATCAACGGATTCAAGAAACCGTTTACGCCGAGGCCGGCGAAAGTAATTCCAGCGATCAATGGCCGAGTGCAAGCGAAGCCGGAGCGGTTGCCGCCGAACTCGCAAGAGGCCGAGCGCGGCATCATCGGCTCGATACTCTGGGAACCAGAGCAGAGCTTGAACCTGATAGCGGCGCGGATCATTTCGACGGATGAGTTTTACGATTTGCGGCATCGGGCGATTTACGAGACGGCGGCGGCGATGCAAGCGAACCGTGAGACGGTGGACATGGTGACGCTTCATCAAAAGCTGAGAGACAACGGAATGCTGGAGGGCATTGGCGGGATTGAATACTTGAACCGGGCGCAGGACGAGACGCCGAGCGCGGCAAACTTGAGCGCGTATATCGACGAGGTTCAAGAGAAACATTTGCTGCGGCGGATGATCAAAGTTTGCAGCGAAGCGGTGGCGAAAGTTTACGAGTTCAACGGGGAAGCTTACGAGTTGCTGGACGAGGTCGAGCGGAACGTGCTGGCGTTGCGGCAACGGAAGCATCGGGAGGCGTCGATCAAACAGCATGTCCAGGACGCGGTGTCGATGATGGAGGACAAGTTCAATAGGAAAGGAGCGATCACTGGCCTTTCGACTGGCTTCCCGGATTTGGATTATTACACGGACGGACTGTGTCAGGCGGAACTGATCGTGCCGGCGGCGTTCCCGGGCGTTGGCAAAACGAGTCTTACGATGAACTGGGTTGAGAATGCTGTGCTGGCTAACGACTTCGCGGTGGCGGTATTCAGTCAGGAGATGACGTGCCGCCAGTTGACGGCGAGGATGCTGTGTTCGACGGCGCGGGTGAATTTGAAAAACATCGGGCGCGGCGAAATGGTGGAAGCCGACTTTGGAAAGCTGATAGCGGCGGCGGGGAAGTTATCCAAGAGCAAACTTCATTTGATCGAAGGAGCGGAAAGCATCACGCAGATCGTGGCCGCCGCGCGGCGGCTGAAACAGCAACACGACATCAGGCTGATCGTGGTGGATTATCTGCAACTCGTGACGGGCGGCGGTGGCGGAGACCAGAGCCGCGAGCAGGAAGTCAGCGGGGTGGCAATGGCTTTGAAGCGGCTGGCGAAGGAGTTGGATATTCCGGTCGTAGCACCGAGCCAGATGAACGACGACGGCAAGCTGCGGGAGTCGCGGGCGATTGGCCAGCACGCGGATTTGATCATGAAGATGAAGTCGGTTGCAAAGGAGGATGAAAATTGCGAGCACGGCGAGCCGGTGGACGTGTTCATCGAGAAGAACCGGAACGGGCCGTCGCATGTGACTGTGCATCTGACGTTCCTGAAAGAGTTCACACGGTTTGAAAGTGCGGCGAAAGTTTCGGACGAAGACATGCCGGGCAACACGGAAGAACCGGCGCAGAGGTATCCGGAGGATTAACAAAACAACCAAGAAAGACCAAGACACATGAACCTAGTTATCATCAAAGGCAACGTAACCCGCGATCCAGAGATGCGGTATCTACCGAACGGAACAGCCGTCTGCGACCTGGGCGTCGCGGTAAACCGAACGTGGATTGATCAGAACGGCGAGAAGAAAGAGGAAGTGAATTTCTTCGACTGTCAGGCGTGGGCCAAGACGGCGGAAATAATCGCGCAGTATTTCAAGAAGGGGAAGCCGATCCTCGTTCAAGGCCGCTTGAAGCAAGATACGTGGGAAGACAAAAAGACGGGCGACAAGCGGAGCAAGGTTCGGATCGTGGTGGACCGCTTCGAGTTCTGCGGCGACACGAAGGACAACGCCAACCGTTCGCCGGCGGAGCACGTCCAGCGCGATGCCCCGGAAGCGGCGCAGGCGACGCCGAGCTACGACAGCGGCGACAACGTGCCGTTCTGACCTATGCGCGTTTATCAAATTGAAAACGAGCCGACGAGGTTTAGGTGTGAATCATCATCGCTAGAATGCCCGGCGTGCGCGAAGTTGTTTCCGCGCCTGTCGTCACCGAAGAACGCATTGCTCCGCATCGGCGACTCGTGCCCGGCGTGCGGGCAGGCTACGCTGGATGTCCGCTTTCATCTCGTGGACGTGGCGGTGTCGCATCCGGTAGGCCGATGCACCTGCGAGCATTACTCGTTCACGCTCGCGCCTAAGATCAGGAAGCTCCCCCCGGGCGGATTGGCGGAACTGACGCAAGTTCAGGCGCGCAACTTGAGATGTTCACACATCGAGGCGGCGCGGACGGCGGCGATTGATTTAACGATTTACGCACACGAAAGAGAACGGCTGGCCGGCGCGGGCCGGCAAACGGAAGAAAATCAACCATGACAAAAATCAAAACATTCGCATTGGCCTCAGCCTTGTTGCTGGCGGGTTATTCACAGGCGCAGACGCTGAACTTCAACGGGCACACCTACGCGGCGCTGCCGGCGCTGAGTCTGGTGGACGCGAGGGAGGCCGCGAAGGCGCTCGGCGGGCATTTGATCTACGTGCAATCGGAAGCGGAATGGGCGTTCGTTGACGCTAATTTCATCCGGAACGGTTCGGGTTCATGGTGGACCGGAATGATTCAGAACGGCGGCCGATGGATAAACGACAACCGAAGTTTCAATCATTACATCCCGAGCGTTCACTGGCTGGAAGGGATTCAGACTTTTCCGTTCGGGTCTGGTTCGGTGATCGTGCTCGGGAAGATCCGGGGCGATTACAAGTCGAAGAAAGCATCAACCAAGCTTTATCAGTTCGACCGGCAGACGGCTCTGGAATCGAAATGCCGTTCAATCGTGGAGTTTGAGTTCCTGCTGGACGGCCAGGGTATCAATGCTGAAAGTTCGAGCCAATGAAACAACTCCAAGACCTAGACCCGATGCCCTACGGCAAGTTCAAGCTCAAGCCGATGCAGGACGTGCCGGCGGATTACATGCACTACCTTTGGACGAACGGGCTGCGCGACAAGACGGCATCGGATGCGGTAGCCGATTACATCCAGCGAAACATCCACGCGCTGAAACAAGAGCATCCGGACGGGGTGTGGTCATGAAATACGTCAAAAAGACCAAGCCGGCGCTCTGGACGACAACGGCGACCGCCGTTCGCGAGATCGAGCGGATAAACAAGCTCCGGAGGTCGCTAAAGGAGGCCAAGGCGCTAATCCGGGACTTTGAGAAGCCAAGAAAGGCATCAAAGCCGCACGCGCTACCGGGCAAGGCTAAGTTTTTATGCTTCGGACGGGTCAAAGTGGCGGCCAAGCGGCTAAAGCGCCTTAAATCGCGTTCTAGCGCGATGGAGGCCAAGATGAAGATTTACCGAGCGAGCAAGAAGCTTTTCCTAAATGATAACCCGGTATGCCGGTGCTGCGAGTCGGTCGAGGCGACACAGGTCCATCATTTTCGCGGGCGGCTCGGGCCGCTGCTCCTCAAGTCGAAATATTGGATTGGTCTATGCCACCGCTGCCACGACTACATCCACGCTAATCCGAACTGGGCGCGGGTTAATGGCTTCCTAGCGGCGGCGGGCGACTGGAACAGGGAAGATTGAGGCTAAATCTTGAATTATCGGCGATGCGGTGGCTATGGCTGGACAAAGGCTGCCACATCGTCCTTGAGGAAAGGTCACCCCGCTGGGCTATTGGCCAGCCAGATGTCATAGGGGTGACAAAAAGCCGTCACCTAATCGAAATTGAGATCAAGCGGAGTGCGTCAGATTTTGTGGCTGATTCCAAGAAACCTCACCGGGTTAATCGCGAGTTCAACATCCAGCAACATGTTAGGCAATTTTACTATCTTATGCCGGAAGATTTGGCGGTTAAGCTGAAAGACAAAATCCCTAAGTGGGCTGGATTGATGGCGTGCCCTTTCCATCCTCAAATCAACATCTTGAAAATTGCTCCGGTCAATAACGAGTCGCGAAAATTGAATGCTAAAGAATGCGTCAGACTTGCCAGACAGATGACTTCTCACATGCTGGGATATGCCATCAGAGGTCAATCTAACACTGCGCGATTTATTGACCGAGACTCAATGTCTCATGTTGACTGGGTAAGTCACGAAGTCGGAACATACGATTTATGACCAAACTTCACGGACGCTCTTTAATAGCCGAGTGCGACGGCTGCAAGGCGCAGCGCGTAGTCGCTTCCGGTTTGGTAGCCGAGACGCTGGCGGCTGGCATCGAGGACGGCAATCATAACAAGGTGGCGGAATTGTTGGGCCGCGTGGGCTGGGGCATCGAGCCGGACGGATACGTGGAGTGTGGCGAGTGCGCGGTGGAGAACGGCTCGCCAGTTGGTGATTCAAAATAATTGAAAATAAATCTTGCAATCTATAAAGCGATACGCTTTACTGTGCGCGTGAAGAACGTAAGACCTCACAGAAACCAGACCTGCCGAAAGGCGGCTCGCCTCCAAACAACCGCGAACTCAATCGCGGGTGAGGTCTTGCAGCCAAGGAGCGAGCCGTCCTTCTGCCGGTCGAATTAAGTTATGATCACAAAACTAACCAAGAAACAGGAAGCGATGATGGTGACGGTGCGGGACAAGTGGCTGCGGATCGGCCTTTCGACTGAGCCGGTGGACATGGAATCTGGCCGCATAAACCTGACTTTGTTTCAGGAGAAGATTCTGAAAAGGAAAGCTGCGCCGGTCGTATTTCTGAACGGACCTTTGGATGCGTGGATTGCGGTATTGATGTTTGTAAAATATCCGTCGCAAGTTGAGTCGCAAGTTGAGTCGCAAGTTTGGTCGCAAGTTGAGTCGCAAGTTGAGTCGCAAGTTTGGTCGCAAGTTGAGTCGCAAGTTCAGTCGCAAGTTCGGTCGCAAGTTTGGTCGCAAGTTCAGTCGCAAGTTGAGTCGCAAGTTCAGTCGCAAGTTTG